ATTTATTCTTGTTGTAATTTTCTTTGCAATTGTTATATAATCTACAATACAAGTAAAATATGGGTAGAAAAACTACCAAACGGATTTTATAGAAAAAAATAACCAACTCGGAGCAGGGTAAATGGAAAAAGAAGATGTTGAGAATATTTGTATGATGTTAGGTTTAATTTTACTTGTGTTGTGTTTAATATATTTTTCTATTTAAATCCTGCCCCTGCTCCACCGAAAGGAGGGAAAAAATGAATATAGTTCAAGAAGAAAGAAAGATGGAAGGTCAAACGAAGAAATCACAAGTTTTAGATGAGATTGAAAGATTAAAACTCACTATTGATTGCTTATCAAAAGCTATTGATACTTTATATGAATGAACAGAATCTATAAGATTGGCTCAACCTATTGCTTGTGGAAAAGAGGAGCAGAAGAGAGCTTCTCTTTGTAAAATGGCTATGGCTATTGTGGAGAATAATGATAGACTTCAGACTCAAATTAGTAGATTACAAGGAATAATTAGTGAATTAGAGATTTAACCTTTTGAAGAATAATAATGCCTTGATGATAATGCCTAAACCGTACCCTTCTTTTCCGCAAAGGGAAGATAAATCAAAGGCGAGCAGGTTTTTCGGCGGTTTTACCTGCTCCACAGGGCGAGACCGAAAGGAGAGAAAGATGTTAAGTGAAATTCAAAAAATTGATTACCCTCAGAGAACAGGAAATTTTGTTTTATGGTGCGGTCTTACCAGAGGACAGGAGAAATTATTAGAATTATTTGCAATTAAATTAGAACAACATACAAGATTATCTTTTGAAGAAATAATACCTATCTATAAAGAATATGTAGCTAAAAATAAAAATCAAGATGATAAGCTGAATCGTTTATATGCAAAAAATTGGTTTGTTAGAACTATTGGAATGCTGGTTCTTAAAAGATTTATTATTGTTTCAGAAGCTAAATTATTACCTGGTAAAACAGGGAGCTAACTATTAACTTAATAACCGAAAGGAGAATAATGCCATATAGAAATAGAAAACGTGTTGATATAGTAAAATATAAACTATCTAAAGATAAGCTTGGATTACTTGCTTATTTTGTAACAGTTCCGAGAAAAAAAGGCAATGCCCTTTTAAGCTATTATCACATTCATTCTGATGAATTAACTAAATTAGAAAAATGGATTAGAAAATTATTATTAACTGAAGGAGTTATAGTAAAAGGAGAAAAGATAAAGAAAGGACAATAATGCAGGGGAAAAGAGAGAGGGGTATGCATTAAAAGAAATTAAATGTGTAGAATAGTTATAATTATATCAACAGTAATTATCTTCTATACAAGGACTTTAAGGTATGGATATGTGTCTGATGATCTTAGGGTGCCGCAGGGTAAGATCCTTTACAAAAACAAATTCCAAGAGTTCTTTACCAATCTTTATGCTCAGGCGCGGGGTAAGAGGTATTTTGATTCTAAAAGAGAGCATTTAATCCTTACTGTAACTCATTCCTTAAACTGTGTGCTTATATATCTAGCCTTTGGCCGGAGTGATATATCCTTCTTGGCGGCGATACTTTTTGCTCTTAATCCGGCCAATAATCAGGCGGCGGTTTGGCTTTCCGGTTGGGCTTATTCTATGGCGGCTACTTGTGTATTACTTATGGTTCTCTTTAAACCCCTATCGTTTATATTCTATTTTACCTCAATACAATTTTTTACTCTAAGCGGAATATTATCTCCTCTGCTTTTTATTAAGTTTCCGGAGTATTGGTTTTGGATATTCTTGTTACCATTAGTAGTATTAGTAAAAAGAAGCCATACCCTAGAGGCAATCAAAATCCGTTCTCAAACCGCAAGCCCCCGAATGAGAGAGATTCACCTAAAAAAACTCATCTTAGTAATAAAAACTTTTGCCTATTATTTTGTATTTTGTCTGTTTCCGATTAAGATAGGACTTTACCATACGTTTATGTACACCTACGGCCTTACAAAAGAGGACAGCGATACTTGGCTTAAACTTGATAGGCAGTTTTGGTTGTCATTAGTTTTGTGTGTTGTGTATCTTATCACCTTGATTGTGAATTGGAGTAACGGCATAGGGTTTGGTTTATTCTGGTATGCGCTATTTATAGGGATGTGGTGTAACCTGATTACAATACAGCAGGCCATAGCAGAAAGGTATGTTTATCTTGCCAATATCGGCTTGATGTACGCGGTAGCTTGGGGGTTATGCGTGATCTAATTGAGGTTTTTACTATTGGGTTGGTTTTATTTATGTTTGAGGTTATTGTAGGGTTAATCACATTAAAGATTAAGAAAGGGGTTGAGTAATGTGGATACATTTTAACTTTTATTTTAAGAAGCCCAAAGGCAATAGGCAATATGGTTATTTCGGCCCGCGTCAATTTAAAGTATTCAGGGCGTTTTTAAGATCAATTATACTTTATGCCAATCCTTTTATTCTGCGGAGTTTCTATCTCTTTGAGCCGGATCCTCATTGTTTTTTAGCGCTAGAATTAAAGTATAAGCGGTGTATTGAGGAAATGAAGATGATTGCAAATGAGATAGAAGTACCAAAGTTTCTTAGGCGAATTGAGGTAACAGAGGATACAAAAGACGAAGCCAATAAGGAAGGTTTCTTGAATATGCTTAATGCTATGACAGAATTTAATCTTTTTTACCGGGATAACAAGTTAACGCATATTATCCATTGTTGCCTTAATCAATCAGTAGTATCTCTTGAGGAAGAGATCTCCTTCTATAAGGGGATGGTTGAAAAAGAAATCAAATATCTCAGGATATTAAAAAAGAGGGAAAGGAAATGACCAAAGGTTGCGAACATCACAAGAGATCCTTTAGCGTACCAATGCCTGTTAGTGCAGACAATAAGGCCTTTGAGAAATCCTGCGAGGTCTGTAAGAATAAAGATAGCCCCAAGTGTGATACCTGCCGGCATTGGAGTGATTTTAAGAGAGGATGATTCGTAAGGTTATATTGATATTCAATGATCACAATAAGAGAAGTCTTAAAAAGGCTATGGGATGTTTTCGCCTCGTATTAAGTATCTTTAACCGGGTGGATTACACAATAAAAAAAGACAATAAAAAAGAAATTGAGGTTGATTTTACCGAAGAATTTGCCGATTTTCCCATCAAAGAAAAAAAATTTATCGACGAGCCGACTTGACAAACGCCCTTTTTTAGCCCTTCCGTATGGTATAATAAAAGTAGAGATATAATTAAGAAATAAATAGGGGACGCCCTATCTAAATAAGCCGATTCCGTGATCACGGCGGGATCGGTTTCTTTATTTTATGAGTGAGATACTGATTACATTTCTGATTACCTATTATGCCACGCGCCTATGTTATTTTTTGGGGGCGTATAGGGATCAGATGTCCTATGTCAGAAGCAACACCGAGAATTTTCCTGATGCTTTTCCGGGATGGACTTGGTTAGGTCTGGAACTGAAGAATCGCGGTAAGAGATATGGCGCATTAGAGGCGTGGCAACAGGGTATTCATCTTAGGCCTCAGGATTTCAGGATAAATTTTAACATTGGGATTTTGCTTGCAGAGTTGGGGCTTCTAAAAGACAGCATTAAGTTTTTGGAACACGCAGAGCAATCTGCTTTACCGGAAACAAAAGAAGAGGAACTCTTAAAGCATATCCGGGATAAGAAGAATCAGGTGCAGAAGATTCTGGATAGTGTAGAGATTGCCCGGCACAATGCGATTCTTGAAGAGGCAAAGAAAATAAAGGCAATTCAGAAATGAAAGTGGAACTCGTAGTGCAGATTAAAGAACTCAAAACCAAGACATTGGTAAGTAACGATAAATCAACAAGAATAGTTTTAGAGCAGGATAATTTAGCTACGCCGATTCTAAATAATTTAAGCGGATTAGTTAATACTAAAAGAAACGAAAGCAAAGAATTGAGGATGATGATTAGTGATGAATAAATCCGTTACAACCGGTACGAATCGGTTACCTAATGGGAAATTCGCTAAAGGCAATTGTGCGAATCCTAATGGTAGGCCTAAGGCACCTGAGGTTGAAGAACTTAGACAGGCTTTAAGGATAGCCCGCAAGAAGAATGGTAATAAGGGTTTTCTTCTACACTTTGTAGAGCGGGCATATAAGAACGATAAGGTTGCTGTTGCTTTGGCAAAGAAAATCATACCGGATAAGATCGCCGCAGATATTAAGGGCGAGGGATTCGGTGATAAGAGTTTAATTATATTCGTAAATGGAAACAATACTGAAGCAAAAAGATTCTTTAAGAGGATCACAGGTAAAGAAGTTTGAGCCGTTTCAAGAGAAGTTTTTATATTCTGTTAAACGGTATCCGGCTTTTATTGCAGGTTGGGGAACTGGTAAGACCTTAACTGCATTAAGCAGGGCCTGTGCTTTAACTGATAATATCCCGAATAATTTAGGCCTTATTGTCAGGAAAGAGTTTGTAGATCTTCGGGATTCCACGATTAAAGATTTTATGCAATATACCGGTAGATCTCTAGATACAAATAAAGAGGTGGTTTGTCCTAACGGCTCGGTGATTATGTTTCGGCACGGCGACGAACTGAATAATTTAAAGAATATAAATTTAGGTTGGTTTATGATTGAACAGGCAGAAGAATTTGCAACAGATGATCAGTTTCAGTTTCTAAGAGGTCGTACAAGAAGGGCTAATGTTCCTTTTCATACCGGTTTTGTTATTGGTAATACGAACGGCCATAATTGGATTTGGCGGCTATGGAAGAATAATCCTTCTGCCGGATACCCTCTAGCTGAGGCTACAACATTTGATAATGCTCATAATCTGCCTAAAGATTTTATTGAGGATCTTAAAAGTATGGAGAAGGAAAGTCCTCATCATTACGCAAGATATGTTATGAACTCTTGGGAAGATTTTGAGGAAGCAGATACTTTGGTTCCTTACGAATATATCCAGACAGCGCTTGATAGAGGTTTTGTACCCAATACGGATCCGGCCGGAAGTGTAATGGCCTGTGATGTTGCCCGGTTCGGAGATAGCGAAACTGTTATTACCAAGTTGGATCGGTGCGGTGAGAACTACTGGAAGCAGACCTATCAAGAGGCTTATTCACATAAAGACTTAATGCACACCGTTGGTAAGATTATGCACCTATACAAACAATTAAACCCTGACTATGTAGTGATTGATGATGTAGGCGTTGGGGGCGGTGTTTCAGATAGATTAAAAGAGCAGGGGATTCCAGTAACGAGATTTATTGGTGGTGCAAAAGCAATCAGGGATGGGTTTCTAAATAAGAGAACAGAGGAATATTGGAAATTAAGAGAGTTACTGCGTGAAGGCCGGATAGAGTTAATCAACAACGAGAAGTTATTAACACAATTATCCACAATCAAATATTACTTCAAATCTAACGGCAAGAAAGGCATTGAATCAAAGGATGAAATAAGAAAGAGAGGCGTAGTTTCTCCGGATCGCGCTGATGCTCTGATGATGGCGATAACTGTAATTAGTCTAGTCCCTGAACCAAAGAAGCAACCTACCGAAGCAGAGATATTTTGGGATGGTGTTAGGGCGGATATGGCGCGTATTAAGGCAGATAAGGATTTAGATAATGAAGAGGCAGAGAGGCTTCTGTAAAGGAGAGATTTTATGTTTAATAAGAAATGTAAAACCTGTGAGGCATTAAAGGAGCAGAACAGCTATCTAAAAAAAATAATTGACCGGTTATTAGCTAAGAGTGGAATGGCGCCAATCACAGAAACCCCGCCGATTACAGCAGAAGAGGACGATAAATTTGAGAAGATAGTTGAAGGCGGCGGCCAGGTATTTGGAGATTAAAAGGAGTAAATTATGGCAGATGAAACTACTGTAATTATCCCGTCAGAAAAAGATACGATCGATATGGTAAGGCAGACTGTTGAGAAGTTACAGAAGGCTAGATCTCAGTTTGAGAGGGGTTGGCTTACTGATATTGCGTTTCTTTATGGCAAACAGTATTTTTCAGTAGAGAAGAGGCCTTTGAGTGGCCTTGATGAGCGTATTCATTGGGAGTTAAAGAATCTGGAACGCAAAAAGAAATCCCGCCGGACTGCGAATTATATCCTGCCGTTATTCAGATCTTTATTGGCGCGTATGTTAATGATGAAGGCCCATATCAATATCGAGCCGAATACGAACACCGAGAGGGATATAGCCGCCGCAAGAGTATCGCAGGAAGTATTAGAAAACTTTTGGCAGTCTGTTAATAAGAATAACTCAGTATTGTGTCAGGACTACGTTTCAATGCTTGGGATTTTAGAGAAGTTATTTTCTTATATGTTGACTGTCGGTTGTGGCTATCTAAAACCTTACTTCAATAAGAATACAACTACTAAAACATTTTTGAGCGACGAGGTTGTAGAGGCAGAAATTGGAGAGGTTGAGGTAGAGGTAGATCATCCATTCAATATATTTCCCGATCCATTAAAAAAATCCTTAATCCAAAAGAAGGTATTATCTATTGAGGATATTGAAGCCAATTATGGTGTTGAGGTGGAGGCAGAGGATATTGGTCTGACAGATGTTGAACGGCAATTGCTTAGCCTGTTGGAAGGCCAGTCTGAAGAGAGGTACGAAAATGCCTCTGAAGTTTATAACTATTATAGCCTGCCGAACAAGAAATATCCTGATGGCAGATGGGTAGTAAGTACCAAAAGTAAGTTGATTTTAGATGAGGTTCTGCCGGAAGAATACAAAGGCAGGATTCCATTCTTTAAATTTAATTATTTGGATTTTATGCTTGCTCCTTATCCTCAGGGTATGGTTGAGCAGTTAATTTCTTTGCAGGAAGAGTATAATTTTACGATTTCAAGATTGGCAGAGTATAAAAAGTGGTTTGCCGGTAAGATAAAAGCGCCTATCAATTGCAAATTGCAAACTAAATATGATGATCAGGTAGGCCAAATCATTAAATACGATCCTTCGTTTGGTGAACCTAAGTTTGAAACTCCGCCTTCTCCGCCGACGTTTTTAACGCAGGAGATAAACAGGATACGAAGGGATATGGAAGATGCGGCCGGAGTCCACGATACCTCATTAGGTCGGATTCCTGATCAGGCAAAATCAGGTGTAGCTATTGAAAATTTATCCGATTTAGATAATTCTCAATTAGCGCCGATTTTGATTAGGACTGAGCAACAGTTAGCTTTTTTTAGTGAAATGGTTTTGGATATTGTTGAGAAGAGATATGTAGAGCCGAGAATATTGGGTATTACCGGAGAGAATTTAGGGCCGGAAGTCAAGACTTTCTTGGGTGAGAATGTTCAGGGTAACCGCCGAATCAAGATTAGTTTGGGTTCTGGTATGCCTTCTTCAAAGACTGAAAGGCAAAAGTTC